ACTATTGGTAGATGGGAAAATCAATTTGAATTTTTATTTGAAGCAGAATATAAAAGACAACAAGGTGAAACATATTTTGATCAACACCATTTTATCAGATATGTAGCTGATGATGGTTGTGGTCTTAAGAATTGCTGGAACCATTGGATTGCAAAAGTAGAATATTTAAAAGATGGGTTTGCTGATATTGAATATTTTGAAGCTTCAGAAAGATATAGATATAATGTAAATGGTAACCTTTCCTTTAACATTGGAATTGCACAAAGATTATCTGAACCATATGGATATGATCCATTAGAGGAATGGAAATTATCAAATGGTAATCTACATTATACATTCTTAGCATTAGAAGAAGGGTATACAGTAGAATTTGATGGAGAGGGCGGAGTAGAATACTTTGACCCATCAGGTAATTCAGTTGCTTCGAGTTCAGAAGTTTGGGAGGCAGTTGTTGTTCCGACAGCATTAGCAGATTATTCAGAAAAGAAAAGAGATGCATTAGATCATGTTATTCAACATTCATGGGTAATAGGATTTGATTATTATAAGTATACTAAAAAAAGTTGGTTACATGCATGGGGCAATTTAATGCCATTACATTATAGTGATAGCAAAAATGAATTTAGTTATTATAACTATAACGGAGGTCAATGGAAAGATTATTCATTTGGTCTTATATATGGACATTGGTTTAATAAAAACATTGGAGTATTTGTAGAAGGAAAATATAATAAGTATTGGAATAGAGAATGGCATGGTTTCAGCGCCGGAATTAATTATAGAGTATTTTAGGAGAAGATAAATGGGAAAAGAATTAAATGAAGATACAAGTTTTAATATTAGTATTAAAACACTAGCAGGTATAGCTGTGCTAATCTTTACAATTGTAGGTATGTGGTTTGCTCTTCAAGCTGATATAGAAGAAGCAAGACAATTACCGGAACCACCTCCTGCAGAAATTACTCGTATGGAGTTTGATATGAAAGATCAATTAGTTCGTCAAACAATTATGACGACTCAAGAAGATGTGAAGGAACTCAAAGAGTCGATTAAACGTCTAGAAGAAAAAATAGACAAACTTAGATAAGGGATAGGTTATGAAAAAATTATTGATTATATTGTTAGTTGTTTTAGTATCAATTAGTGCATATGGACAATCACCTTGCAAAGATGATGGCATATGTGTAGTACAGTTTAATGCAGGATTTAATGAAGCTAATAAAGTTCCATGGGTCGGGAAGTTAAATGAATGTAGTACTAAATTTATAGACATTCAAAAAGATACAAAGGCAGCAGGAAAATATAAAATAGTAGTTGTACCAACAATTGTAATATATAAGGATGGTGAAGAGGTTGCAAGATTTCAAGCAAATATTATGATGCAAATGGAAGCAAAACAAAAAGAAATTCAAAGCAAAATAGATGAAATAATAATGGAAGATTTTTAATCCGTATATTTATATAAAAGGGAAATACCAATGAAAATAAAATTAAAAAACTTGATATCAGAGGCTACTTTAGATGATCTAGTAAAAACTCCAGCTGGTAGCGAAGCCGGCGGCGATGATGGTGCAACTGATGCTGGATCAGAAGATCCAAAAGATGTGCAAAAATTGACAGATAAATTCATGAATAACCAATCAATAAAATTAGCTATCAAGAGAATTAATATGAAAACAGAAGTTGCACCTGCAATTATTGCATTTGCAAATCTTCTTAATCAGCAAGTGCCAGGTTCGTTAACATCTGCCAGACGTCAACAAATCATAAAGGCACTTAGAGACTTATCATAAAGGAGAATTGAAATGAATAAATTTGTAAGTACAAATGGTAGATTCAATCATGGAAGATGGTTGAAAGAGTTTAAAGGAGGTAATATAACTGAAGGAACTAAGGCATATGAACTAGGAGATATGTGGTCAAATGATTTTGATTATATTGGTATGTTGAAATATGGTGCAGAAAGAGGTTTCTATGAATTAGGATTAGATGCTTTACAAAAATTATTCAATTCATTTGAAGATGTTAACTACCATAGAGAATCACAAGACTTAGGTAATGCAATTGATTGGATGGAAGATCCAGGTAAAGATGCAAATCAAGCAGGAGAAAGGATAGAAGATTTTCTAGCTAGATTTAGAAAGAAATGTGCATCTACATTAGATGTGATGGGAGTTAAATGGCAACCAAATCCATCAATAGAAAGAAGCATGAGAGAAGCTATTAATGAAGTTGATTATTCAACAATGAGACTTAAATCTAACATTGACCAGAAATGGGATAGTACAGATACAATGCTAGATGATATGAGACAATTCATTGGAGCATCGGTTGCAGCAAGTGGACCTGATATGGGTAAAGAGTTAGCATCTGCATTAAAATTGTTAATGAACTTTGCCGAAGGCGAGTCTAGAGGATAGATATGAGTATGTTCAATATATTTAAAAACGATAATGAATGGAATGAAAAGAATGTAGTAGGATTTATTGCATTCGTAGTAATGGTACTATTTGCCTTGTTAGACTTATTTACAGGGTATTTGGGAAAGGATTTAGTAATCAATGAAACAATATATGACTCATTCACACTTGTAGTGTTAGGATGCTTCGGTATTGCCGGATTAGAAAAATTTGCAGGGAAGAAATAATGAAACTAAAGTCACTATTCAAAGAAGAATTAAATTTATCAAGTGTTAAAACACAATTATTAGCACTTAGTAAAAAATATCCAGGTGAAGGTAAATTAACTGAAGCTTTCAAGAAAGGTGATAAAGTAAAATATCTAGGACATCCAGCTGTTATAACACATGTTGAAGATAAAATGGGTAAAACTTATTATAGTGTATCATATAATAAAGGCACAGGTAAGACTAAAGCACGTATGATATTATCAACTGATGGATCTATTACTGAAGCTTCCGAAACAACAATACATATAAACAAAACTTTAGGATTAGAAATAGTTGAATCCGCAAAACCTGTAGTGTTTCAGGAAGCAGAATATCAAGGAAAGAAAGTGAAGTTAGGTAAAGTTAAGAGAGGTGGGTCTAGGAAGTTCTATGTATATGTTAACAATCCAAAGACAGGAAATGTTAAAAAGGTTTCATTTGGAGATAATACAGGTTTAAGTATTAAAACAAAAGATCCAAAGAAAAGAAAATCTTTCAAAGCAAGACACAAATGCGATCAAAAGAAAGATAGAACATCTGCAGGATATTGGTCATGTAGAATGTGGTCAGGACCAGATGCAGTTAAAAATATGTTGAAAAAATGATAAAACTAAAAGACATATTATTCGAAGTTAAAAAACTTGAAACAAAGATATTTGATCAAGGTGCATTACAAGACTCAATGAAACAAATAAGAAAGCTGGTTGGTATTGAAGAAGCAGATGAAAAATTTCCATCTAATAAAAAAGTTACATATGAAGAATTCAGATTTGCAAATGGCACAGGAGGATTCTCTTTCAGATGGACACATGGAGTAAAATGGGGTGGACGTTTATCATTATCTATTAAGGGAGATGGTTCACATGAAATAGAAACTCTTTCTAGGTATGGAGATAAAGAGTTTAGCCAAACAGTTAAGAATCAAAATTATCTAAGAGACCTCAAAACATGGAGAGATCTAACTAACTTGAATCAGCAGACAATTATTAGTAGTGCTATGGCATCAATCAAAAAGTTTGAAAGACAAGCAGAACAAGCTTTTGAAAAGGATAGAGATGCTCAAGCAGCTTATTATGGAGCAAAAGCTGATACAGGAAGGATAGGATATGGCTTATCATCACAACCAAGGAGAAGACAATGATAAAACTAAAAAATATATTAAATGAAGCAAAAGGTAAATACATGATAGGCCTTAAAGTTGTATCTGCAGATAAGGCGTTATCATATATGTATTCAAATCCTAGCAAACCTTTAGGCAAAGGCAGTGATGGTGGACCTCCTAAATGGTATATGACAAATTCAGTCCCAGAGACAGATAGAAGAACTAAATGGGATACAATAGAAGCTGATATGCCAGCATTAGAAAAAAAATATGGCAAAGGAAATGTAGTAGTAGCCGGCAATACAGGTGGTGGTGATCCAGTAGTACAAGTATATATGAAATCATGATAAAATTAAAAAACATATTAAATGAAGATATACCAGAATTTTCTACTAAAGCAGAATCAATAGAATATGAAATGGAAAAAATTCAAAAAGGTGTTAGAATATCAGAAAGAGAGCCTGGTAAATTTAGAGCACGATGGTCATATGTAAGACAACCATTATCATCTGCAGATTGGAGAGCATCACTTAAACTAGTTATGGATGCAGGAGGAAAGATTGATAAAGAATGGACTAGGAATGATTATGAAGCAAATTATGAAAGAGAAGAGCCGCCAGAATGGGTTCCTTCAATATACTTCTCATTAAGGTAAGATATGATAAAACTAAAAAACATATTAACAGAATCACCAGAAGACCAAATCAAACAATGTCCTACTGCAACACAGAAGCTTAAAGTAAACACTGCAAATAGAGATAGAGCAATTCAAGCCGATTTCATTAAGTATGGACCTCTCAACGTTGAACAGCCAGGTGACTATTGGAAAGAGATAGCAAAGAAATGGAATACAACAGAAGAAGCAGCAATGAAATCCAAATGTATGTCATGTACAGCTTTTGATGTATCGCCAAGAATGTTAGAATGTATACCAGGAGAAACATCTGAGCCAGTTAGAGATGAATTTGGTATATTAGGTTATTGTTGGATGCATCATTTCAAATGTCATTCTGCAAGATCATGCAACACATGGGCAGCTGGAGGTCCTATCAAAGAAGATGAAAAGTCATTCGAATGGCAAAAAAGAAATCTTAAATTAGCATTAGACCCAGATCCAATTGATCCAACAATGTATAAAGATGAGTAATATGTTAAATCTTAAAGATATATTAGAAGGTACAAGATGTTGGAAAGGATATGAAAAGAAAGGCACTAAAAAGCTTTTTGGTAAAACAGTTCCTAATTGTGTTAAGAAGGAAAGCAAATTACCAGATGATGATATTGCAGAAGATTTAAGAAAATGGGTAAAACAAAAGTGGGTTGATATATCTAGAAAAAAGAAAGGCGGCGGACATCCTGCATGTGGAGCTTCAGCAGGTAAGAAATCTAGAAAAGGTGGTAAGAGAGCTTATCCAAAATGTGTTCCTGCTAGTAAGGCAGCCGGCATGAGTAAGAAAGATAAATCATCAGCTACCAGAAGAAAAAGAGCAGTATACAAAAATAAAGCTAAAGGTGGCAAGCCGCCTAAAAAAGCAAAAAATGTTTCAACAAAAGCAGAATCTATATTAAGAGAAAAATTCATTCAGCGTTTAGAACAAATGAATGAAAAGGCAAAACGAGATAAATGTTACTACAAAGTTAAATCTCGATATGATGTTTGGCCATCTGCATATGGATCATTATCATTATCCAAATGTAGAAAAGTTGGCGCTGCCAATTGGGGCAACAAATCTAAAAAGAAATAACCATTCAAATATTTGCCTAATTGAATTATTTTTCTTATATTTATATTATAAATGATAGGAGTTAAGAACAATATGGAGAATTATTTGGATCTCACAATAGAAGAGGTGTATGATGTCATTACTGAAATCAATGTATGGCCGCCATCCTTTTCTGAGCCAAAAAAAATCAAGTTCTTGAATTCCATGATTAAATATTTTATTGAGAAGGAAGAATATGAAAAATGTCAACAACTCCAAAACATCATCAATGAACTGGAAGATAATCAGTAGAAAAATTGATGTAGCAGAAATTGGTCATAATGATACTCAAGATATATTTTTAGTATACGTTAATGACGGAATAAAAAATATCGAAGCAAGACAAGCATTTGGTCTTGCAGATAGAACAAAAGTTACAAAAGAATTTATCAATAGATATAGTGAATATATTGATAAAATAGAACATGAAGATTAGTTATGTGGACAACAACAACAACATATGGAGACATCAGGATCGAGTACACCATTACGTCGAAAGCGTAGGAAACGATTAGAACTTTACTTATTAGATGATAACTATAATACATTTAATTACGTAATAGAAATTCTATCAGCATACCTACCATTATGTAATTCATTGCAGGCAGAACAAATGGCAATCATTACAAATGGAACTGGCCAATGTCGTATATATTCAGGGTTTGCTCCTGAGATATATACTTTATATGCATATCTACAAAAAAATGGATTAGATGTTCAAATAAGAGAATATAAACCAAAATCAAAATAATATGAAAAAAGAAAAAACTTATACATATAATGAAGTAGGCTTTGTTTTAATGTTTATTAGTGTAGTGATGTTATTTTTAGCATCTACATGGAATATGGAAAATCAAATAGATGATCTTAAATTAGAACTTCAAGAAACTACAGATAGTTTAACAATGAAAATTGATAGTTTAATATTAGAAATAGATACATTAGAATGGAAAACTCAAATATGGGATTTTAATATATCAAATAATACAACTCATTTATTATCTGCATTGATGATGGTAGAGAGTAGTAACAATGATTCTGCCTACAATGCAAGAGAAGATGCAGTCGGTTGTTTACAGATAAGAAAATGTATGGTTGATGATGTAAATAGAATATTAAGAAGACAAGGAAAACTAAAAAGATTTTCCTATGATGATAGATGGGCAAGGAATAGATCTATTGCAATATTTGAGATCTATTGTAAGCATTACGGATTGACCACAGCTGAAGAAATAGCGAGATGTTGGAACGGAGGACCGAGAGGGATGCAAAATAATGTTACAGCAAATTATTGGAAAAAAGTCCAAAATCATTTGGATAGTTGAAATAAATTTATTATATTGAGAATATGAAAACAAATGTTATAGCAAAGTTAGAAGTAGAAGGGTTACATAACTGGCCTGATGCTCAAAAAGTATTTCCTGAAGTAGGATTTTTATCAAGTATGCATAGACATAAATGGTATATTACTGCAAAGAAACAAGTTAACCATGATGATAGAGATGTTGAATTTATCATGTTCAAGAGAGATATTGAAGAATGGTTAGGACATGAATATTATAATTTAGCATCCAGGACTCATGAGTTTGGAGCTAAGTCATGTGAAATGTTAGCAAAAGAAATTATGCAAGAATTTGGGTGTTGTTATGTTTCAGTATTTGAGGATAATGAAAATGGAGCGGAAGTTTATGTTTAAAAAATTAAAATATATATTCGTAAAAGGGCTATTTCGAATGTATAGAATGGATAAGTTAGCCTATGAAATTAAAAAGAAGAAAAAATGAAAAAAGTATTATTAGCAGTACTAGTCTCGCTTGGACTACAAACACAGGCACAACAGATAGCACCATATTTTTGCTGTGATTCAATAACATATTGGACAGACCAGTCTCAAGGATTTAACGTAGGACTTGATACATCAAATATAATTCATAATCCAGATTCAATGGATGTATATTGGGCAGTATGTACTAATGGTATGTGCTATTCAGGAAACGGTATGTATGCTTTCTTTGGACAAATTATGACAACAGATACAGTTAAAGTTTGTTATGATGTTATACTTTATGAAGCAAATACAATGGAAACATGTACTAGGTGTGATAGTTTAATATTTGACCAAAATACCTTTTCATGGGTATTATTTAGTATGGGTAATACAACATCTATAAATGAACTAACATTTAATAGAGTTAACGATGGTAAAATTTATGACTTACTAGGTAGAGAATTAACAAAAGCACCTATAGGCAAGTTATATATTAGAAATGGACAATTATATATTGCTAAGTAGTATATTTATTAATGATCGTTAGTAGTTATATTAGCTGCTTGTATGGACGAGGGTTCGATACCCTCCACCTCCACTAAAACAATTACAATATGGGGGTGACTGGATTTGACAGCAAGATAAGGGTATAATGAAGATCACGCATTAACTGGCGAACAAGTTGAAATGGCGATGGCTGCTTAATTAAGCACCCTAGCAAACGGAGGAAGTCCGTAGAAACTTCGGAGGTGGGGGAATTATTAAAAAGGAAGAGTTATGACGAAAAAAGATCATGTAGCAAATATTATGGATAAATGGTATAAAGCTATGCAAAAAGAAAATGTTGGAGTTCAGCCAAAAGCATCTACAATTTTAGGGACAATTTTAGCTGATTACAAAATTGAACTAAAATCAGATGTACGAGATATTTGGGCTGAAGCAATGACAATAAGAGGAGGAGAGTTTCCAGCTTGGTATGCAAGTTTATCTAAATTAGAAAAACTTCAATATGAGGAAGGCAGGAAAAGAGCTTCTGAAATGCATGACCCTAGAGAAAGAACATTATTAAAAGGGTAACATGCCATTTAAACCTGGAGAAGGACGACCTGCATTTAACATATCAGAATCAGAAATACGATATGCAATAGAAAATACCAAGTCATGTGCAGCAGCTGCTCGATTTTTAAAAGTGTCTTATGAATCATTTCGTAAATATGCTAAGTTATATAAAGATCAAGAAACAGGTAAGACATTATTTGAATCACATAAGAATAAAGCAGGCAAAGGAATACCTAGAGCATTCAAACCTAGGTTACGTGGTAAGTATGGATTGTTAGATATATTAGAAGGTAAGTATCCAGAGTATCCACATAACAGATTAAAACATAGATTGATCCAAAATGCTCAGATAGAAGAAGAGTGTTGTTCATGTGGTTATTGTGAAAGAAGAGTATCAGATTATTCAGTCCCTTTATTATTAGATTGGATAGATGGAGATAGAACAAACCATAAACGAGAGAATTTAAGGTTGTTATGTTACAATTGTTATTATATGGAAGTAGGAAATCCTTTGGGTGGAAGAATGAAGAATAACTATTGATGACCTATATTTATCTATATGGATGCAAAGCAACGAGTAGATAAACTACTCGATAAAAAGCGGAATATAGAACAAGAAATTGAACATATCCAATCAAATTGCAAGCATATCAATAAAGTTATAAAACAAGTTCAAATTAATAATAGTTTTAATCTTAGATGGACTTGTGAAGATTGTAATGCCATACTCGGCTATCCAACTCAATTCGATTTAGATAAACTTTCTGAAAAAAAGCATTAAAAAGATTTGCCTAATACAAAAATATTTCTTATCTTTATATTATAAATAAAAAGAGAATATGAATTGTTGTAAATGTTACAAACCTATCCCAGAACTAAGATTAAAAGCCTTGCCAAATACTAAAGAATGTATTGAATGTTCTTCAGAAGAACGTAATATGGTAAGAGCAGTTATTACTGGTAAAACTACATATTCAGAAATAGAAGTTATCAAGAACAAAAAGACCAAAGAATATCTAAATGGTTTGATAGGTAAAGGAAGGAGAGGCTTTGGTTCTATGTTACATAGAAGTTCAGGATCTGATTCAAGTCCTTCAAGAGTTAAAATAGGTACAGGTTCTAGTCGTATATTAAGAATGCCTACCAAAGAAGATTTTGATCGAATTGGTAAACAAGTAATGTTTTATTATGACTTAGAAATGCCAGATAAGGCTAATAATATACTGCAAGAAGCATTAGATAATGAACATATAACAGGTATACAATATAGACAATTGAAAGAAATAGTTAAACATTTTGATAAAAAAGCATGAAAAAGATTTGCCTAATTGAAATATATTTCTTATCTTTATATATAAATAAAAAGTAAAAAATAACTAAAAAATCACCAAATGAAGAAAAAATTCGAGTATTTAAGAGTAGTTCAAGAGAATGGAAAATATTGCTTATTTGACTCCTCCGGGAAAAAGCAAAATGAAATCTATGTAAGAGATATTATGTGTGAGAAGGCATTGTTGAATGGACAATGTATTCAATATGATATAGAGACAGGTAGATCAATGAGAAAGCCAATGGAAATGTTCAGTGATATGCAACCAAAAGAAGTAGAAGTAGAAGCATCTAATAAGATAGAAGCAGATCCAGTATTGAATTTTATTCATAATGAATCAGTAGACCTTCGTCCAAAGACATTGGTAATGCCTGATCTGAAATGGAAGTATTTAGTTCGATCTGCAATGAGAGGTAAAAATATTATGATGACCGGAGCAGCAGGTTGTGGTAAAACAATGGCCGCTAAGAGATTAGTAGAGGCATTAGATAGACCAGAGTTCTATTTCAATTTAGGTGCCACTCAAGATCCAAGAGGGACATTGATTGGTAATACCCATTTTAAGAAAGAAGAAGGTACGACCTTTGCTGAGTCAATGTTTGTGAAAGCAATTCAAACTAAAGATGCCATCATATTGTTAGATGAGATATCAAGAGCACATCCAGAAGCTTGGAATATATTAATGACGGTATTAGATCAAGGACAAAGATATTTGAGATTAGATGAACATGAAGATGCTCCAACCATTAAAGTAGCAGAAGGAGTTACATTTGTAGCCACTGCAAATATTGGTAATGAATATACCGCAACCAGAGCAATGGATAGAGCATTAGTAGATAGATTCATTATTGTTGAAATGGATACATTGAACAAAGAACAAGAGTCAGGATTGTTGAAAGACCTTCATCCAGGTATTACGCAAGAGCAAGCAGATAATGTTGCTGAAATTGCTTCAATGACAAGAAAAGAAATAAAAGGAGATGCTCCTAGAATATCAAATGCAATTAGTACGAGGATAAGTGTTGAGATTGCAGGATTGATGGAAGATGGATTTACATTAGCTGAATCAGCAGAAGTTTGTATTTATCCTTTCTTTGATGAAGATGGAGGAGTTGATTCAGAAAGAACATTTATGAAGCAAGTAGTTCAAAAGTATTGTGGTAGTACAGAGAATGAAGATATCTTTAATGCAGAAGGAGTTGATGAAGATAAAGAGTATGCAACAACTAACTAATTTGGTGATTAGTAAATAGGTTGGGAGGGAAAGTAAAAGGCGCCTAGGAGGGCGCGCCCTCCCTTCCTTTTTAAAATTAAATTATGAATGAAAAATATTACATAGACAAAGGATTTGAATTATATGCACATATGATTCCATCAGAGAAATATACTCAAGGTATTGAGATAATGTATCCTAGCAATCCTATCAAGTCAGATAATCAGCCAGCCGTGTACATATTAACAAATGATAAAGGCGAGTTGTTAAAGATAGGGGAGACACAAAATTTAACTCAAAGATTCCATAAAGGTTATAGATGTATATCTAATATAACAAATAACCGTATTAGAGAACATATAAAGAATGTAGAATCTATTTGGGTATATGTATTACCTATGCCAATTGTAACAGAAAAGATATTGGGGTTCAAATGTGAAACATCTTATGTTAAAGGCTTAGAACATAATTTGTTGAAAGAATATAAAGGAAAGTATGAAAAAGTGCCACCATTAAATGCAATGATTTCATGAAACATTTTTGTAAAAAAGCATTAAAAAGATTTGCCTATTACAGAAATATTTCTTATCTTTATATTATAAATAAAAAAGAAAAAATATGAAAAAATCCGTAGGTTCAAGTTCAAGTTTTTGGTTAGATAATGATTTCTTTGATGATGATTATGATGTATTTGGAGAAGAATTAGAGACAAAGCCGAAGGGTAAAGACCCAATCAAATTAGCAGGTTATAGAAGAGCAATAGGAAACTTTGTTAGAATTGTTACAGGTGAATCTATTCCAGTAAGATTTAATACTAGTGGTGATAGTTATACCGATGGTAAGACAGTTACCATTTCAGCCTCATTGAAGGATAAAGATTTTGATCCAGCCGTTGGATTAGCATTACATGAAGGATCGCATATTAAATTGACCGACTTCAGTACATTAAGAGACCTTGAAGATTGGGTTAAGAATTATGATTCATATATGATATCATTAGCTGAGAAGCATGGTGCAAAAGATAGTTCATTAGATAATTTTGATAGATGGTGGTCATCAGAATATGTATTGCCTAAGTTAAGTAATCTTATCAATATTATAGAAGATAGAAGAATTGATGCTTGGGTATATAAAAATGCACCAGGATACAAAGGATATTATCAAGCATTGTATGAAAAATATTTTAATGCAAAGATTATTGATAAAGGTCTTAAGAGTGATGAATATACAGATCCAAATTGGGATTCATTCTTATTTAGAATTTGCAATCTTACTAATCCAAATCGTAGATTAGATGTCTTAGGAATGAAAGAAATTTGGAATTTGATTGATCTTAAAAATATTGCAAGATTAAAGAACACCAATGAAGTTAGAGATTTAGCATTTAAGGTATTTCAATTTTGTGAAGATCAGATTCCATCATTAGAATTGGATAAGAAAGATGATTGTGATAACAATTATGAAAATGGAGAAGGACAATCTAATGAATGTAATGGTGAAGGTAATGGTGAACCAAATACACCAGAAGGAGATGCTCCTGCTGATGATGGTTCAAAGGCTGAAGGTGGAGATGTTAAGATAGGAGATGGAGGAAATTTAGGAGGCAATCAAAAGCCAATTGGAGAAGATGAATTAAGTGATAGACAAAAAGATCAACTTAAGAAAGCAATTAAGAAGCAAAATGATTTCCAAGACCAGAAAACAAAGAAGACAAATATAAGTAAAAAGGTTCAGAAACAAATGGTAGCTATGGAGAATAGTGGAATCACTTATAAAGATGTTGAATATGACTCAGAGACATATATGGGTAAAATAAAAAAGAAAGCAGAAGTTCTTGTAATAAATAATTTTACAAAAGATTTGATTAACAATGTTGATTGTGGAATGTGGGATATGCCGTTATATGAATGGAGAATTAGTAGTCGTCAAGGTTGGGTATCAGAAGGAATAAGAAGAGGAGTTGTTCTTGGTAAGAAATTGAAAGTGAGAGCAGAAGAAAGAAGTACTAAGTTCAATAGATTAAGATCTGGTAAGATAGATAAAAGAATGATTGCTAATGCTGGATATGGAGCAGAAGGAATATTTGAAAAGATTGAATCATTTGCTTACAATCCAGGTATCATTCATATATCAATTGACAATAGTGGTTCAATGAGTGGTATGAGATTCCAAAATGCAGTTACAACCGCAGTAGCAGTTGCAAAGGCTTGTGATATGATTGAGAATATGGAATGTGTTATTAGTTTTAGAGCCGGTAGTTATTTCATTAATGAAAGAGATCATAAAGCAGTTATGTTGATTGCATATGATTCAAGAAAGCATGGAATGAGTCAAATTAAAACAATGATGCCATATGTATGTGTTAGTGGATCAACTCCAGAGGGTCTTTGTTTTGATGCAATCATGAAACAAATTATAGATTCAAGTAGAGGTAAAGATTCTTATTTTGTTAATATGAGTGATGGAGCTCCTTATTATGATGGATATTGTGGAGAGGCAGCTTGGGCACATACGAGAGAGCAAGTTAAGAAAATGAAAAGAGAAGGCATCAAAGTTATATCTTATTTCATTACAGGATCATATAGTTACAGTGGAGAAAATGATGCATTCAAGGTAATGTATGGTAAAGAAGCACAATTTATTGATGTTAATAAGATCAATAATGTAGCAAAGTCAATGAATAATAAATTTTTAGAAATAGTTTAAAGAGAATAAGTATGGAACCAAATGTACAACATGTAGTATTTTTATATGAATCTTTGAAACAACAACTTATACGAGTTGAATCAAAGATGGATAAATTGGATAAAAAATTGGACAAATTAATGCCAAAAACAATAGAAGAAAAACCAAATAAACAAAAATAATTTTATGAAACATTTTAGATTAACAGTTCATCTTGCAAACCAACCTAAGGTTGATACAAGAGCACCAAGAGTAACAACAAAGAAAGGACCACAAAAGAGTGCAGTGGATATGGCTAGAGAAGAAGCTAAACGAAATAAATCTTCTAATGGAAGTAATTCACAAGAGAGTTCGAAGGGTCGTTATAAGGTATTCAATACGATATCATCATATCATAAGTCCAAAGAAGATTGTATGAAACAGTTATCAGATATAAAGACTAGATATGAGATAGCAGTTGGAATGGATCATAACAAGCCATCAACATATGGAAAAGAATTGTATCATATAAGTTTTGTTAACTAATGTTAGAGTTCTTAAAACATGCAACAGGGTTATGTGGAGAGCCGCATCCAAGTTTATTAACATTGTTAATGGGCACTCCGGTGGTAGGATATGTATTATACAGAATAAAAAATTATGGCAAAGAAGAGTAAATATACTAGACGGAGAGCAATTGATTGTAAATTAGTTGCGAGAAGTAAATCGAATCCAGGTTATTGCAAATATATGATTACTATAGCAGAATTAGATGGAACGATTCATAAACAACCAGCTTATGGTAGAGATATGCAAGGTGCTTTATCTAGGTTGATGAATACAGAAAGAACAGTGAAGGTAGAAAAAAAATTAGAAAACAATACTGGATTGATATTCATTGCATGGTTGATACTAACGGGTACGCCGGCAGCAATATGGGGTGCCGAACATACACCATGGATGTTAGTATGGACAATAGGAACTATTCTAGGTCTAATGCTGGTAGCAGGAATGTGGTACAATTATATTAAAAAGGGAGAATAATATGGATAGATATAGGATAGTAAAAGAAGAAAATCATTTAACAAATACAATAAGATTTATTATTGAAAAACAAAAGAAATGGTTATGGATGGAATCTTGGACAAGAGAATTAGGATTAGATGTAACTCAAAATGGTCCAGTTGGTGCACATACATATGACGGAGCACTTTGGAAGATGAATCAGATTAAAATCAATAAAGGTCAGATGATACGAACTGCAGTTGTAGTTAAAAGTATACAATAGATTAGGATATTTGAAAATAATTTTATATATTAAGTTAATATGAAACCAGTAATACAAATTTGGGTTAAAGAAAAAGCATTAGATACGATTGCAAGGAAACAGTATCCATCAACATGGTGGAGACAACGTCCAAGCGACACAGATGCTATATGTATAACAGTATCTTCAGATTGGTTTAGGCAGATGAGAGACTATGAAGATGAGTTAAATAAGAATAAAGATTTACCATTTTAAAAAAAGAAAATTATGAGTCAATTAATTATCACTGCTTTAGTAAAGGAAGCAGAAGCAAAAGAAGCTAAGGCAATAGCAAATTTACAAAACTATTTAAGCAATCCAGCAGGTATAGGAGAACATCCTGACATTGTTGAAGAGTGTATGAAATTAGTAAAGACTATTGCTGAAGCAAGAGAAGTAGCACAAACAATAAAGAGTCTAATAGATAAAGATAATAAATAATATGGATTTGTTTTTCTTTATAGTATTATTAGGAGTTGGAGTGGTATTGGGTATGTATATAGCATCTCAGATAAGCGAGCATATCGATTCAAGGACTCAGAACAAAAAGTTTATGAGAAATCTTAAGAATTTCGATCAAAAGAAACATGATAGAAAGTAAACGATTTGAAATGAGAATAGGACCAGTATATTATAATGATATAGTATACAGGCCAACAATAGAAAGATTTAAAAATTGGTTTGATATTATGTCTACAAGGCCTTGGTTCGATCGATATGATTTTTGGGTTGAAGGAAGTTTTGCAAACAATTTAACTTTTAAATCTAAATGGCCTACATGGGATGTTGACTGCACACTAACATGTTATGATGAAATATTCTATAATGATATAAATCGTATGAATGAAATAAGAGATGTCCTTATTGATATGTCCAATACAGCATTACATGAATGTAACTTTTATATGGATACATACTTTACTAAGTTTGATAATAATATTGCAACATTAGCATTAGGTGAATCTATTTGGGGAGATGCTCCACCAGAAGACTTTATAGAATGGAAACGCAAACATATATTATCTTATGCTGAACAAGTATATAGAAATGGTGTACAAGTATCCAATTGGCCTAAAGGAGAATTGGTAACAAATGGATTATGGAAAAGAGATATCAACTTTCCATCTCCTAAACAAGTTGTAAGAGAAGTAACTGGTAGAACATATGTGGCTCCTGTTAATCCAAAAGAATATTATGGAACAAGGTAAGAGGAAAGAACAATATGAAACAAGTGCAGGAATAGCATTTGGAGGCTGTATAGGTATTATATCAATATTATTATTTTGTATACTAATGGTAATAGGACAAGAAGTATTAGGCCAATCAGTATATGTTACAAAGTATGCACACCAAGCCGATTTACTAGTATATGTTACGCCATATGCTCACCAAGCTGATAAAAAAGTTTGCAAGGTAAAATATCGCTATAAGGCCAATCCAGATAAGAACCATTGGTATTTTTGTGAATATCCATACCAGGCAGATATGAAGATATGTTTTGTAAAGTATAAGTGGATGGCCGATATGAGGATACATTATGTGAGGAGAGTTTGGGAAACAAGGTAGTGCGGAGTGTGGTCCGAGCTTCGCTACGCTCGCTTTGAAGAGATCAATTATTAAATAAAAAATTATATTATTATGGGTAAAATGAAAGAAATATTTCAGCAAATGCAAGAAGAAGGTTATAAAGGAGATGCAAAAGAGTATCTCAACAATTATGTTAAGAACAATTTAGACAAATTGATATTTGAAAGGAATCCAGATTCGGGAGCAATAAGAGCTCGCAAGGTAGGAGATTATGGCAATGAAAAGATCATCAATACAGATGCAGTTCAATCGGGTCCTATTGATTTGAGAAAAGAAATTGCAGATGATGTATGGGCAGCCAACAAGAAGTTGGTGGATGGTAAATGGTATGTACCAATATCAGATGTATTGAAAATTATCAATGGAGAGATATGAGTATGAATATATGGATTGCAATAAGCATAATAGCAGTGATAGTATGGGCATTGTTGATATGGGAGATGTTGAATGCTCCGGTGATGCCAGATGATTACGGAATAGATGATACAGAGATAGATGACAAGTATAAACAAGACATTGGTAAGGATGATGAATGGCATCCAGACCAAGAAATATAAATAAAAGGATGAACATGAAATTGAAATCGGATAGTATAACAATTGTTGGTATGGTGGTAGTTTGCATATGCATATCAATGTTGGTGGCAACATATGCAATGCCAGTGGATCAAGAAGGCAAACAATCTACGGCCATAGTACCGGATAGTGCACAAGTATGGATACCAACCAAAGAAGATATAGAATATCAAGATAGTATGTATCAGATCATAAGGGATACGGAAAAGGCGGTTGATGATATAAGCCAAACAGTGGACAAGATCATAATCAAATTGGATAGAATATATTACAAGAACGGCATGTATGATAGTATAGCTATTACAGATAGCATGCACCTTAAGAGATATAATAAGCATATGGAAGAACTCGGTTATAAGAATGATGAGGAGCATATGTGGATAACAGCAGAAGGAGATACTATATATGAGTAAGATAATAGTATGGATAATAGCAGGCTTATTAGCTTATATAGCAATGCCTATTATGATAGTGGTAGCAATAGTAGCCATATGGTATTGGTGCACCGCTTATATAGCTAACAGCGTATTAAAGGATATGCAGGATGAATAGATTGAAGGATATGCTTATATATGATAAGCTGGTATAGTATATAACATCTGAGATGAAGGTCTAACGACCTTGTATACCTATCAAACCGAACATGTCCCAAAGAGATATAGTCCCTAATATCAGAACCTTTCATCCTAGGGTCTTTGGTTAATGAAACCGTTTAACGACCTTATACAGAATAATTGTATGCCACTTAAGTAGAGTCGTATATGCTACTGGCTAAGGGTTTGGTTGATTAGGACAAATTGTATGCTGAGTATATAAATATATGTCGTTCTTCAAAATATTTTGCTATATATTTTTTCACGGTAACGTCTTATTGTTCTTGCATGATTGGTTACCTATACCTGCCTTAAGGATCTAGGAATAAAGAACCAAGAACCATGGCCGGCCTAAATAAGTTCATTAGACGTAGTAAGAACTATTTTTCGTATTTCCTAATTATTTACCAGAAAGTTATAAAAAGTTATTCACCCTCCGGCATTGTACGGAAGCAAAGAGAAGAGAATGCAGAAGCAAGAGATGATGAGCATACTATATATAGAGAGCAAGCATAGCTATATAGAGAGCATACTATATAAGAGGGAGCAGACCGAAACCAGAACAAGCATAGCCATACCTAGCCATACCATGGTATACAGGGGCTAATACCACCATAACCACCCATAACCACCATATATCGCCCTAAAACCACCCAATATAGGGGCATATACCGGTTATCCTTAACATACCAGGCTGATCTGGTGCTCTGAGGTGCGATATATAGATTTTTATCGTGAACAATGCTTTTTTGCTATAGACCTGGAATCCGGTGAATAGAGGCTGCGCCTCCATGCTGATAAGCATGCAATAGCAATAACATGAATTGGTTAACGGTTAACTACTTCCTCGATATGTCTGCACTTCCTCCTAAACCCATATCCTGGACATGTACATTCCATACTTCCAGAAACATTCATTTGAACTAGGTATTCCTTATTGCCTTTGGAGCTTACCACCTTATATACCTTATTGCTATCTATATTAGGTAATGGCTCTTTCTTAGGCTTATAAGGATAATAAGCAATGTCCTTTATATTAGGTGTTTCCTCATCTGGCTTAAGCTTATACCATCCGGGCATAATATAACGTTCTCCGTTAATTGTGGTTGTAAAAGGAGGTATCAATCCACCATATATAGCATAGCTACGCTTTGGCTTCTTCCAACCGTGCTGAAAGAATTCATTAACTAGCACTTTGGCCATTAAAGTATAGGGCTTATTCTACTCATAGTAACCGTAGCCATTATAGGCCAACCATTCTTCCATTTACCGGTATCTATATGAGCAAACTTTCTTCCTAAGTGCTCACTACCTTCAATCATCATATTAAGTTTCTGGATTTTACCAATTTCGGTGGTTCCGTAGTTTGATGTATAATACACATCTTGGCCTACCCTTAATTTGTTCTTGTAATTCATGTTATTTATCATTTTTTAATTATATATAAAGATAAGAAAAATATTTCAAATAGGCAAATAATATACAAGCTTTTTTAACCTCACTATCCTATTTCTAAAACCACACTATATCATTTTTTTACCACACCTTTCTAATACCACCTTTTCCTAACCATACCCGCCTGTAATCTCCGTCTACTACATATTTATTAAAAAGAAAAACCGAATAGGAGATTAACATGAAAAAGTCAGATATAACAAGAATCATTAAAGAAGAGGTAATTAATATACTTCGTGATTCTAATATTAATGAAGCATTTGGAGATCCACTTGCTGCTAAACTATCCAAGCTTGGAGGAATGAAATCTACTAGATGGCAGAACTTCTGGAGATCATCAGCTAAGACATATGATATAGCATGGGATAAGTTACCAAAAGGAAGTATACGTAAAGTTCAACCAACTTCACCAGATGTTAAAAAAGGTATGGCATTTTATGTGATCAACCAAGATGTACCTAATCCATTTGCTAGTTCTAGAGGATGGGCATATGATAATAATTTAAGAGGTCCTGCAGTATTAGCTGTTACAGTTGATAATAAGATTCAGTACTATGGAGCAGATAGAAGAGGAGAAGGAAGAGGTATTGGTCCTAAAATAAGTGGAAGATATTCCAAACAAGGAGCAGCAGTTGGTAAAGGTTCATATGGAACTTTGATGGTTAAGAAACTTAAACAACTTGCTGATGATGTTTATATATTTGATTTAGAATCTTACAGAGGAGGAACATCTGCATTGAAAGCTAAGAGAGCTGAATTGAAGTTAGGTAAAGATACTTTTAAAGATGCTAAGGCTTGGAAGCAAGCAAACCTAAATAGATATAGAGATATATTAAATGCAAGAGTAGGTACAAGAGACCAGATAGATGCAATGGTTGCTAAAATAGTTAAAATGTCGAATGAAGTAGTTGCAGATGCAATGGCATTGCCTAAGTTAGGCCGATATAATGATATAGTAGCAACCGTTAACGGCAATGAAGTAGAATTAAAAAATGTTACAGGTGCAATGACTAAGGCCTTACGTTATTATGGTGAATATATCCAAATGCAAAATGAAATGGAGAGAGATGGAGATAATTCATATAGTAAAACATATAATGAAGATAGAATGAAATCAAAGGCAGGTGATATTAAAGCTATATTAAATAAAATGAAGTCCGGTAAATTGGATGGTTGGTATTAATGCCAGCTAAAAGCAAACAACAACAAAAGTTCTTCGGTGTAGTTAAAGCTATGCAGAAAGGTGATATACCTAAAAAGGGTGAAGCCGGAGAGGTAGCAAAAGATATGAAGAAAAAAGAGGTAGATAAAATGGCATCAACAAAACACAAAGGTCTTCCAAAAAAGATCAAAGAGATGATTGGTAAGACGATTGTAAAGGAACTTCAATTAAATGAAGTACAGCCATTTGCAGATAATCAATTAAGAAAGAAATGGAGTTATCCATTAGGTAATAAAGATGGATTAGTTTATCTTGCAACCAATGATAAAAGATATCCTACAGAACTTGTTGTATATAATATCAAAAGAGATATGTTCCATTTCATGCATAGCCAAATGGGTAAATGGAGCAATCCAACTCAAGAGAATGTTCCGGCTGATAAATTATCTAGTACACATTGGGTGCAAGACTATTTTGAAGAATGGAAAGAAGACTTTGATTATGAAAAAGGCTTTAAAGAAAACAAAACAGTATATGGTCTTGAAGATCCTAATGCAAAGGTAGTAAATGATTTAACAGAAGCAAGTGCAAATGTATTAAGATCTAAGTATGAAAAGGCTATTAAAAAAGAACAAGCACTTTCATCTCTTTTATTAGTTAATTTAGAAAAATATAAAGCAGCTAAAGCTAAAGGTGATGAAAAGGCAATTGCAAAGCATACAAAGATTGCAGGTGATATAGGAAAAAAGAAAGCAAAAGCAACTGCTGATGCATCTGCTGCATATGCTGCATATGAAAATAAAATTAGTGGTCTTCATTCTGATGCAGAACTTGAACTTAAAGAAGTAGATGCAAAAGATAATACAGAGTTTACCGTAACCTTAAAACATCTACTTAAGAAACATGTTTCTAAAGGTGGTGAGATTGATGAAATGCAAATGGTTAATAAGAAGACCGGTGAAGATGTTACAAGACATATGATAGCTTATTTGGAAAAGAAAATTACCAAAAAGGAATTTGAAGAGTTAACTGGGTTAAGTAAAGAAAAACTTAAGGTATCTGAATCAATCAATGAAGCTGATTTTAGACCAGGAGATAGATTTGGTGGACGAGATGGTGATAAGGATTATAAATATAAGAAGTACGCTTCTAAGTCATTTGAAAGGATAAATGATGCGATGTTCGAATTCAGACATTCAATGGGAATAAAAACATTGACCAACAAGGACATGAAGCTAAAGAAAAAGGTTGAGGCATTGCACCAAGCTATATTTGATTTACAGAAAGAAATGAAAAGGGATGGTTTAACAGAAGGTAAATTAAATGAAATGGATATTAATGATCCTATATTAGTTGCTATTAGAGCTAGAAAGACTGATTTGAAAAAGAAAGCAGCTTTACCAAAAGTTAAAAAAATAAGTACCAAGCAATATTATAAGTTAATGGACATGGAAAGTGATATTATTGATCAAATGAAAGATGCTGCTAAAGAATATCAAACATTAGATTCTGAGATGAATCAAGATGCAGGCCAGAAAGGTAGTAACTGGACTGATGCAGATGCCAATAGATATGGTGGTGATTTAAATAAATTGCAAACAAGAATTGAAAAATTAGCTAAACAAAAAGCTAAGGTTAAAAAAGCTATAATGAATTATAGAATAAACTAAAACATTTCTTAAACTTTTCTGGTAAAATATTTGCCTATTTGAAAAATATTTCTTATCTTTATATTAAATAAAAAAGATAGAAATATGAAAAAATTCATCAAAAACTTAAAAGTAGTAACCGTTAGTACAATTTGCTTATATTTAGCATATATTACCGGTACAGGAGAAATATTAAATTATATTCCTTTTGCAGATCCAATGAATGAATTAGCATTCTTTTCATTAACTGCAACGACAGGTATTGGGAGTTTATTTTGTATATCTAAATAAGTAAATGGACGAGTAGCTCAGTTGGATAGAGCATTAGCCTTCTAAGCTAACGGTCATAGGTTCGAATCCTATCTCGTTCACAACAAATAAATAATATGAGTTGTCCATACACTAACTTCAAAAATAAAATCTTAGACTATATAGGTATTCTAAGAACTCCGAGAGAGGAGTATGGCGGTATGGCTGCATGTCCATTTGTCGGTCCTGAAATTGACAAAGGTAAATTAATGATAGATAAATTTGACCCTAACGAAACTACATTGTTAGAAAAAATAGCAGAGTTCGAATCATCAGAATATGATAGTGCTTTATTTGCACAAGTAACAGATGAAATCTTATCTGCTGCAGATACTAGAAGTTATCAAGACTTTATAAATAAAACTTTAAGAACTAATGGATATAAACATCTTAAATGTATTTGTTTTAATCCAAATGATAAAATAGAAGTAGCAGGATTTAATCCTAGAAAAGATGCTCCATACTTTTTAATTAATATTGCAAGTCGAAAAGTGTTAGCTCGAGCACATAAGAGTTTATTAGGAACTAAATACTTTGATAATTTTAATACTAAGTATTTAGATTATTTAATGATAGAAGAAAAAGAAAATGCCAAGAAAGAAAAAACTAAAAGTAGGTGATATTGTACGTGCATTCTTTTTAGGTTCACCGTATGAATGTGAAGTTATTAAGATTGTAGAAAAAAATAGTTACAAATTAAGACAAATCGATGGAACAATTTTACCTGGTGTCAAATGGAAAAAGGATATGGATAAGAAATCTCCATGGTATATAGATGCATATCTTAAAACTAAAGATGTTGTAAAGTCCACGGAAGATCAGAATACCATACCAGACACTTTGCCTAAAGATAATCTTAAAAAAGCAATAGAAAAGCAACAAAAATTCGTTAGTGGTAAGTTGAGTAAGTAATATTTATAATAAAATAGAAGGACCTATTATGAGTAAATGGCAAGAAGACATCTTATATGAAATAACGATGTCAGTTAACAACAAAGGGTTACAAAAAGAGTTTAATAAACAATTGAATAAGATGAAAACTCAGCCAGAACATAAATGGAAAACTATATCAGAAAAATATGAATATGCATATCGAAAGATAATTAAATGATAAGATTAGAAAATATATCAACCGGCGAAGTATATGAAGGCAAAGAATTAGAGCTCTTTATAGACGATGATACACTTATCGGAGAAGTTTATATCGATGGAGATCTTATATTTCAAACCTTCGATGTACATAATGAAGAACAACTAGATCGATCATTAAAAACAGAATTCAAATTTCTTAATGAAACATATGATATGTTTTCTGATTTTATAGGATAGAGCATATTTATATTAAATGAATTTAAAAGGAGAACATGTTATGTCAACAGAACAATTATTTACAAAGATGGATACACTTTGGAACGAGTTTAATGATAACCATTCAAAGTTTAATGAGAAGGGAAATAAAGCAGCTGCAACAAGAGCAAGAAAGGCTGTAGGTGAACTAAAAAAATTAGTAACCGATTATAGAAAAGCATCAGTATTAGAGTCTAAAAGATCATAAATAAATGGCACGATTAACAAATGAACAATTACATGATGAGTTAGTTGCAATCAAGCAAGACGTAAAAGAAATTAAAATACGTTTACTTGATCCAGATGATGGAACAATATCTCGTGTTAATCGTAATACTGATTTTAGAAAAAAGGCTAATGGTGCACTATGGTCTGTATGGATTGCAGTCCTAGGCATCCTTGGTAAATTAATATTTTGGAATTAAATGTCAGATTTGAAAAATAAAATATATACAATTATAAAGGAAGAAATTAGATCAGTTCTTTCTGAACGTTCTTATCGTTATGGAGGTTTATTGGACCCGGATAAGTTTGATCCAGTTGATCCAGAGATTCATATTAGAGGATTTGGCACAATGAGCAGATCATCATTAAGAACAGAAATAGCAACAAGATTAGAAGGAGCACTAAAGACAGCAAAAGATGCATCTATAGGTGGTCCTAATTCGTATGATAAATACAAGTCACTCGAAGGAGTTTTAGAGGATAAAGGCGTCCTAATGCTTCAGATTAAAGCTGAGCAAGAAATAGCCGAACAATTAGAAAGTTTACGTAAGAAGGGAGGCCGAAGAGCCCAACCAATCCCAAAACAATTTTAAAGTTATATTAGGTTTTACGAAAAAGTTTTTATATATTATACATAGTATTAATAAAAAAAATACGCTATGGGTGTAGCGTATTAATATAGAGGGCTCCTTAAGGTAAAAAGACAATAGTGTCTAATTAAATAAAAGGAGAAAATTAATTATGAAAAAAATCATTTTAACAATTGCTTTATGTGTTGCAACTATAGTAGCAACTCAAGCACAAACAAAAGGTGACTGGTACGTAGGTACTGGCGATATAAGTAACGTAGCATGGACAGATTGGGCAGTTAGCCCTACTGTAGGTTACGGAGTAATGGATAACCTAATGGTAGGTTTATCCGTTTCACAAGCAGATTCAACAGTTGATATGTCGTATGACTTGCATGCAAGATATTTTGTAAAAGGATATTTTGTATATGCTGCAACTAGCGGATTGGATACCGAGACACTAAGTCTTGGAGTAGGTAGAATGTTTACTATACACAAAGGTGTATATGTAGATCCAAAAATCGTTTATAATACAGAGGCTAAGACGACAAACCTTACATTAGGTTTCGGTCTTAAATTCTAATAAAAGTAAGCGAGCTCTCTAAACACCCCAATCGGCAATTTTGCCACAAAACGATTATGACAAATAAAAGAGGAAAATTATTATGGAAAGTATTATTAAATACATTACAGGATTCTTTGGTGGTTTATTAACTATCATGATGGCTGTATTACCAGTAACAATTCTTTGGACTGTTTTAACAGGTGGTTCAGTATTTGGAATGGATGTAGTAGCTAACTTATCAGCTCTTGTAACTTCACTAGGTAATGGTGGATTTGTAGGATTAGTGGTATTAGTTATTATCACATCATTCTTTGTTAAGAAGTAAGTTTAGATAATTGGAAAGGCGCTTTTTAGTGCCTTTCCTTTTGTTTATTATTTCTGAAAAAAGCTTCAAAAAGATTTGGTAGCGTGAGATTTTTTTCTTATCTTTATATTATAAATAAAAAGAAAAAAAATGACAAAAATTAAGAAAAAGCCAGAAGTTAAGTACGGAATCCAAATTACAAAACCACATTCAAAAGAGATGTATAGCCATAATGATATGGTTGCTAAAGAAATGAAGTTCAATATTAGAGATGCATGGGCTAATGAAGTTATTAAGTTTAAGGGAGAAGGTGAATGGCCAATCCATGGATATGATCATGATGGGGAAAGTTTTGATACCACTCCTAAGATAGTTGAAATTCAAAAAGAGGTATGTGCTATAGGTTATGGAAATGGTTATACCGTTAATGAAGTTCAGAAAGACTTCTTACAAGAATTAGAGAATATGGCTAATTGGCAATTGCATGAAGTATATAGTTATATGTGTTATAAAAATATGGCTCCTAGAACAAGTTTTATGATGTTAGGATTTGAATGGCAGAAATGTGAGTATGGTAATATTCATTATGATGGTAGATTTGCATCAAATAGTGAGATGATGTCACCGGTAGCTAGAATGGAAGAACAAACAAAAAACATCCATGTTCAAATAGCAGAAGAAATTGCAGAGATAAGAAAAGAAAAAAAATATTAAAAAGCTTTCAAATGATTAGGATATTTGAAATAAAGTCTTTATATTTATATAAATTAAATTAATAAAAAATAAAAAAAAGTTATGTATTATACATCGAAAGTAAAGGTAGCAACAGATACTCCAAAAGGAGTTAAATGGCAAACAGAAACATATCTAGTAAATGCAGTTTCAGTCACTCATGCAGAAAAATTAGTTCATGAAGATTTTAAAGAAGGCGGAGTAGAATTTGAAGTTAAGTCTGTATCAGCATCTCAAATTTGTAAAGTAATTGGTTCAACAAATAAATTATAGGAGATATGAAATATGAAGTTAACGATAAGGTTATTATAAATAACGACGGAACAAATGAAGTAGCTGTGATCACTAATCTTAGATCAGCTAAAAATGGAGGAGGCTATGATATTAGGTCTGAAAAAGGCTCTGGATTTATTATGGTTCCAGAAGGACGTCCTAGAAATAAATATGCAAAAACATATCCATGGGTTGATGTTAATTTAACGGATGCATTGGCGGATAAAATATCTACAAATCTTTTTGCAAAAGAAGGAGTAGGACATACAAGAGCAAATTATTCTAAAGATATTCCATTATACTTTGACGGAGAGTCAGAGGGAAGTAGTGGAGCAACTGATATGGTTAGACATATGGAGAAGTATAATAATTTTCATTTTCCACCACAAGGTCCTAGATCATTTTAATGTATGAGTATAGATAAGAATAAAAAGAAAGTACTTAAAGCATATCCAAATGCTCATGTAGATTATGACGGAGATGGTATTAGAATAATGAATGGAGATATCTTTATAGCAGAAGATTACTTTATGCCTAATACAAAAGATGAAACAAAGGCGTGGGAGTATGCTGCAATTGCATGTCGTGTTACTCAAAATTTTAATAGAACACATCCAATGAGAATGGATCTATCAGCAATAGAATCAAAGCTCAATAGAATAAATTTAAGGAGACGTAGATCACGAAAGAATGATAAGTAAGATATTAAACTATTTCAAAAAACCTAAAGGCCAGTTATTACAACTAAGTTCATCTGAAATGCAGGAAAAATTAGATGAAGGCATTATAATGTATGATACTGAAATTGTAGGTTATGCTAATCGTGAGATACAATGGAAAACATATGAAACAATTGCATCTTTAATACCACTAGAAAAAAGTATTTTAGACTTTGGATGTGGTAGAGGTGATTTCATAGGTTGGTATAATTCCGATAAAAATACAATTAAATATACCGGAATCGATTTCAATCAAACATTAATTGATGCCGGAAATAAATTGTATGATATACCTGGTTCACAATTGATATGTTCCGATTGGAATAAAACAAAGGTGAAAGCAGATTGGTGCATTAACATCAATTCGAATAACTATTTATATAAAATACCAGGATTTAAAATAGTTTCAAAGAAGTTTCAAACACCAGAATATTCTTTTTCAAATGCTAAACGTACAATAGAAAAAATGTATGATTGTGCAAATGAAGGAGTAGTAATCACAATGGCTTCTGAATTAGTAAATGATGATAACTCATGGATAAAATTTAATCCAGGAGATGTATTAAATTGGGCACGTAAAAAGTATACCAATGTAGTTATCGATCATACTATTTTTCAGAATTCATTTATTTTAGTAATTTATAAAAACAATCAAAATGGGTAGAGTAAACAATACAGCAATGTATGATCAGAAAAAAGTAAGTAGAAATGGAAAATTGTATGGAACAATTGACTTTGATATTAATGAAACAGTATCTCAAGATATGTTCGAAAAAGTTCCAGAAAAACCTATTATAGGAAGATTAGAAATAGGCGGCAAAAGATTTGATGTAACATTCCAAGAATTGGATATGTTAGCTGAAACTATAGCTGAAGCTAAGAAAGTTGTTCTCATGAGATACCGCATGGGAATGATGAAATAATGGGATTTCATAAACGGTATATTGATGATGAGCAGATAATTGATATTTATAGATCTATTGGTTGTCAAGCTGTCATCGACCGTTTTACAAAAGGAGTTGATGCAATAATTATTTCTGGAGAATTGGCAGAACGTGTGCATACGGCATTGAATATATTAAAGGTAGATCGTATACATGGATTCAATCGCATTTCAGAAATAATTTCCGAAGCTTCTTTACAGAAAGGTTTCAAAAATTGATATTTATATAAAAGGGGTGATATGAGTAAATTTGGATTATATACAAAAAACACAAGTGAATCAAGTGGACATATTAATATAATTGATATGCCAACTCGTTCTCAAGCAGAATCATATTTTGCAGGAGTAAAAAATTTATCACTAGAACAATTTAGAAATTTATTTATTGTTCGTGAAGTAAAAAATAACGATAAAAATTTATTATTAGGCTAATGAAGTTAAAAGAACTAAATATATGTGAAGACGATTTTGATCTATTCGTTGCATTAAGTGCAAAAGAAAAAATTCAATTTCTTTTTGATGCATCACAATTAGGCGTCGAACATGCAGTTCTTAAACAAGTCGATAAATTTGAAGAAAGACTAAATAAAACATCTAAGATTATTGTACAAGATATAATGGTCGGAATGAGTAGATTATCAATCCTATCTATGGAAGGAGAGGTTCATCTTAACTCAGATAGTCTTAAGGTGATTCGTAAATTTGTTCGTAAATTATGGAACGATGGATATATCTTAAGCAATTTAAATTCTAAAAAATCAGAGTTTGAATTTTATAAGTATTACAAAGCATATAAAGTTATTGGAAAGGCTGATCCTTTTTCAAGTAACTAATATTTATTAATGTAATTGAACTTCACTGCGGGTTGATCGGTTACAAACTATTTTATTAACGTTAAATTATTTAAGGAGATTTAATTATGACACAATTAACACCATTCGGCACATCGCCATTCGACATCCTATTTAAGGATTTTTTCAAAGCAGACGTAGATTATCAGTTTGCAGATACAACTAAACTCAATCATCCAGTAGATATATATGAAGCCAAAGATGGGCTAAATATTGATATTGCATGTGTAGGTCTTACAAAAAAAGATATCGATCTCAATATTGAAGGAGATATACTTCGAGTAGAATACAAAAAAGAAGCTGGCCATAGCGGGGCAGAATATATTCAAAGAAATATTGCTAAACGAGCATTTAACTTTGGATGGAGAATTAGCAGAAGATTTGACTTAGGCAAATTGGAAGCTAAATTAGAAAACGGTTTGTTACATCTCTATGCGCCAATAGCAGATGAAGCAAAACCAAAAGCAGTTACAATCAAGTAATAGTTATCAAATCATGAAAGCAACTAAATTAAGAAGTATATTAAAAGCTATAAGTTGGAGATTTATAGGAACATTGGATACAATGGCTCTAGGATGGATCATAACTGGTAGTCCTTTAATGGGTTTGAAAATAGGAGGATTAGAACTAATTACTAAATTTGTTCTTTACTATTTTCATGAAAGAATTTGGTTACAATCAAAATTTGGAACTAAAGACAAATAACTAAATCAACTCGCAGTGAATCATTACCAATACATAGATTGGAACGGAAATAAATATATTGTTAAACGTAAATTTAAAGAATCTGTTCTCAAAAAGAATTTCGATCAAGAACTCATGAAACAATGGACAATGTCCGATACCTTACTTCGTAAAGATGGTATATTATATTGTTGTGAACTTATTGAAAATGCTTTATATTGCTAACACAAATACAATTATCATCAATGCTACGTATATAGCCGGAGTTATGTCAATTTTATTTTTCATATTCATATATAAATAGCATATTATTTGTTTAAGCATATTAAGAAAAGATTAAATAAAGATTAATTCAACATTTCTGGTAAATTATTTGCCTATTTGAAATATTTTTCTTATCTTTATATTATAAATAAAAGAAGAAATATGAAAGAAAACTTAGAAAAACTCCAAGATTTTGTAAATCAAATGAAAAATACCAGTTCTCTTAATGAGAAAAAGGTTATTATTGGGTCTATTCAGAACGATGAGTTCATTAAAAAGGCTTTAAATTATGCCTTAGACCCATATAAAAAGTATTATTTGACCAGTAAAAATTGTAAAAAGAATGCCGATTTATGTGATATGAACCTCATATATGAGAGTATATTTGAATTATTAGATGATTTGAATAATAGAACATATACCGGACATGATGCAATTGCAATGGTAAATGGACTTATAGCAACAAATCAAAAATATGAAGATTTAATTTTCTCTATTATAGATAGAAACCTTGAAATAAGAGCTTCAGAATCAGTCATCAATAAAGTTATTCCAAATTTAATTCCAACCTTTGATGTTGCTTTAGCAAATAAATTTGATCCTAAACGAGTTGATTGGAATGATGTATGGTTTGCGTCTAGAAAATTGGATGGTGTAAGATGTATTACAATAGTAGGATTAGATGGAGGAGTCAAATGTTATTCTAGAGTAGGTAATGAGTTTGAAACATTACAAGTTGTTAAAGATGCTGTTAAAGTATTAGGTCTAAGAGGAATTGTATTCGATGGTGAAATTTGTTTAATGGATGAAAATGGTAACGAAGATTTTCAAGGTATAATGAAACAAATTAAAAGAAAAAATCATACAATAAAAAATCCTAAATATGTAATGTTTGATTATTTAACATTACAAGAATTTGATAATAAAGAAAGTGAAAAGACATTGGCAGGAAGAATATCTAGATTTGCTAAATTAGAAAATATGCTTAACAATAATAATTCATTATCAGTTTTAGATCAAGTAGTTGTTAGTGACGATGATCATTTTGCTAAGTTAAAAGCAGATGCTGAGAAACAAGGTTATGAAGGAGTTATGTTAAGAAAGAATGTCGGATATGAAGGTAAGAGATCTCAAAACTTATTAAAGGTAAAGAAGTTTTATGATGCTGAATATGTTGTTGAAAGTATAGATTTTGAAGATCATAGAATTATCAGAGACGGCAAAGAGGTTACAGTTAGAATGATGGCTCAAGCTTATATTAACCATAAAGGTCATGAAGTAAAAGTAGGTTCCGGATGGAATCAAGAGCAACGATTAAAGTACGAAGCTAATCCAGAATTGATTATTGGTAAAACAATTACCGTTCAATACTTTGAAGAAACTAAAAATCAAGAAGGTGGTTTAAGTTTAAGGTTTCCGACAATAAAACATGTTTTTGAAAATGGAAGAAATGTTTAGGAATTACGAGATAAATTTATTATATTAATATATGAAAGAAAAAGTAAGATTAGGTTATGCATGTGTTAACATGACATTAACTAACCGACCAAAAAAGGCCGGAGGTAGAGTAACAACATCTAGAACAGCTAGAAAAGCAACTTGGCAAAACGGGTCTGACAATCCATCCGATTGGGACTTACATTTATTAGGCGAAAGGACATTACTTAATGCCAATGACCTTTTACATTACCTACAATGGAACAATGACCATAACATTAAATTGTTTAGATTAGGCTCTGAATTATTTCCTTGGCATGATCATTATGAACTACATCAATTGCCTCAGTTTAAAGATATATCTACTAAACTAATGGAATGTGGTGAGTATGCTAGAAAACATGGTATACGAATAACAACTCATCCTGGACCATTTAATGTTCTTGGTTCTCCGAATCCTGAAGTAGTAAGACGTACTTTGATTAGTTTAGAACGTCATTCAGAAACATTTGATATAATGGGATTTGAACCTTCATTTGAAAATAAAATAAATATCCATGTAGGTGGTTCATATGGAGGAGATTTTGACGGTACATCAAAACGATGGATTGCTGGTTGGCATAAGTTATCTGATAATTGTAAGAAACGATTGGTATTAGAAAATGATGATAAACCTAGTATGTGGTCAACTCGAATGATATATGATTACTTTCATAAAGAAATAGGCATTCCAATTACATTCGATTACCATCATCATTCATTCCATCCAGATGAGTTATCAGAAGAACAAGCATTAAGATTAGCTGCATCTACATGGCCTGAACATGTTAGACAATGTACACATTACTCAGAAAGTAGAGCTAGAGAGTTCCAAGACCCTAAGATTAGGGCACAAGCACATTCAGATTATATTGTAGATGAAATTAATACATATGGTCTAGAATTAGATATTGTAATAGAAGCTAAGGCAAAAGAATTGGCACTTTTAGAGTATCGTAATATTTATGAATATAAAAATAAAAAAGTTTTATTATGAAAGACAAAGACAATGTATTAAAATGGCTCGATGAAGTCGATAATATGGTGATGATTATGGACCAAGCAGTTAAACGTAAAATGTCAATTGATCCAGCAGAAGCAAGAAGAAGATTTGATCAGATGAGAAAGCGATTAAAAGCTATTCAGAGCCGAGTATCGGGTAGTTAAAATGAAAAAAAGACTTTTTCCATTTCTGATTGCATTATCTGCACTAGCAGTTTCAGGTTCAGCAGCGTTTTACTCAGTATTTGGATTAAGTAAGTTATTTGCAGGAGCAAGTACACAGGTAATTATAATGGCCGGATCATTAGAATTTGCTAAATTAGTAGTTGCATCTCTATTATATCAATATTGGGATTCGATTAATAAAGGCTTGCGAGCGTATTTATCTATAGCATGTTTTATTTTGATATTAATTACATCTGGTGGTATATATGGTTTCTTGTCAGGTGCATATCAAGAGACAGCTACTAAATCTGAATTTTTAGATAAATCATTAGTTGTATTAGAAACCAAACAAAATAGATTCGAAGAAAACAAAACAGATTTAACAATTGAAAAAACACAATTGAATTCAACTATTTCTGATCTAAGAAAGTCTTTATCAAACCCCGGTTCTGTATCATATTATGACAAAGAGGCTGAACAAGTAATTACAACTACTTCTTCATCAACTAGAAGGGCATTGCAAAAAGAATTAGATAATACAATCAAGGATAGAAATGATATAAACTTAAAGTTAGAAGCTGTACAAGATTCTATCTTAAGACTTGATACGGATTTATTAAATTTAGAAATGGGTAATGAAGAACAAAGAGAATTAGGTCCATTAAAATATCTAGCAGAAACAACCGGATATCCAATGGGTCAAGTTGTTAACTGGTTTTTACTTTTAATTATATTTGTATTTGACCCACTTGCAATTGCATTGGTAATAGCTGCCAATATGGCATTTGCTCAAATAAAACCAAAGGTGGTGATGTCTGTACCAAAAGGAATGGAATTTAATAAGCCATATCCAATCAATCGACCTTCAGAAGAAATGAAACAACGAGTAAAACATAATCAAGAAAAATTAAAAAAGAAGACAGGATTAGATGCTTGGATAGAAGTTTTAGAAGAAGAAGAAGCAGAAGGAAGGATGAATATAATCGGCCAAAATGGCAATGATGGATTGCATTATGATCAGGAAGAGATGATAAAAAGAAATGAAAAAATATTATCAACACCTAAGGAAGATATTTATCAGGAAAAATCAGAAGACCCAAATAAAGGAAAAATATATAATAAAAGAACAAATAAGTGGGTATAATTTAATAGTGAATTAAAATAATAAGTTATGGCAAGAAAGAAAAAAGTTACACATAAGTTTAAAACAAAAAAAATTAACGGTACATTACATATGGTATGTAGAAATAGTATTGAAGATACTAATTATTGGGGATGGCAATTTTTATCAAAACACCCTAGGTGTAATAAATGGTCTGAGGTTAGTCCTAATTCAACTGCAGTATTATGTTACAAATGTGTTAATAAAACAGTAGGTCCTCCAGAGATGAAAGGTGGATATGTATCCAAAGGTCGACCTAGAGGATGGCAGTTTATGACTGAATTTGTCGATCCACAAGGTAATGTATTTCATAAAGGTAAAGAACAGCCTAAATTAAAAGGAACATTAGAACCAACCAAACCAAGACTTCCAAAGAAAAAATTATCTAAATTAGAAAAATCTGCGTTACGTGATAAAATTTTAGAACAGATGCTTATGGTTAGAGGTAATCTTAAGAAGGCAACATTTAAAAAAGATATAAGATCTAATACCGTACAATTACGTAAATTAGAACGTCAATTGAAAAAGGTAAATTAAATTTGGAATTACGAAAAATATTTTATATATTTAACATATGAGTATATATGAAGAAGAACAGAAGAAAGAACCTTTAAAGATAGACACTAAAAATAGTGAACTATATGAAGCGTTAAATAATCAATTAATGACATTAGTTGATTTTAAAGATTCGATAATATTTCTTAACGATGAAATAAACCAACATACATTAACAGATTTAATAATCCGTACAAGAAATCTATTACAAAATAGAAAAGATAAAACAGCCCCAATTAATTTAATGATTAATTCGCCTGGCGGAGATGTACATGAAATGTTTGCTATAATAGATTATATGGAATCATTAGATGTTAAAGTAAATACTATTTGCAGAGGTAAAGCGTTTTCAGCAGCTGCTGTTATTTTAACATGTGGTACTGGTACAAGAATGATGAGTAAACGATCGACGATGATGTTCCATCAATCATCTAGTTTTCTTGGAGGTAAAATGTCTGATATAACAGCATATTTAGATAATGTTAAAAATTTAGAAAAACATGTATATTCTTTATTAGCTGAACGTACAAATAAAGATGCAGAATATTGGAAAGAACATATGAGATCAGATATGTTTTTAACAGCAGAAGAAGCAAAACAATTAGGAATAATAGACCAAATAATATAATATGAAATTAACAGCAGAACAAATAGTACAGAATTATAACGATCTTTTACAAATTATAAAAGACAACTTCGAAGGCGAAAGAAAAGAAAAACTTCTAGCAATGTATACAGATTTAGAAGATAGAATATCTTTACAACCAGCTTCTAGTTTTGATCATTATCATAATGCATTTGAAGGTGGATATGTTGATCATGTATTACGAGTAGTTAAATGTGCAAAACAAGTATACAACCTTTGGAGAGGTATGGGAGCAGATATGTCTGGTTATACCGAAGAAGAATTAATTTTTGTTGCATTGAATCATGATATAGGTAAAATGGGATTTCCAGGAGAAGGTAATGAAGTATATATTCCTAATGATTCTGAGTGGCATAGAAAGAATCAAGGAAAGATGTATAAGATTAATCCTAACAACCCTTTTAGCCTCGTAAATGACCTATCTATATGGTTATTGCAACATTATAACATTAGCATCACTTGGAACGAAATGTTAGGTATAAAATTAACAGATGGGTTATATGATGAAAGTAATAAACCTTACTTTATGTCAAGAACAGCAGATTCAAAATTGAAAACTAATTTAGGATATGTAATGCATCAAGCAGATGCAATGGCAGCTAGAATTGAATTTGAAATGTGGTATAAAAATAAACCAGCAGTTGTTGCTCCTGTAAAGAAACAATATCCAAAAAAAGGTTTATCTGACCCATCAACTAAAATTAACGCATCAAAAATGTTTGATGACTTATTCGGAGAAAATAAATGATAACAGCAATAGTAATCTTATCAGTAGCAGTTTTAATTTCAATATTCGTCAATATTAATCAGTTACGTAAACAAGAAAATTTATCTGATTATATTGAAGAGTTAGAAAAATCTAATACTGAATATTATACATTTTTTAGTACGTTGAAAACACGTATTGGAGAATCTAATTCTAAACTTAGACAAATTGATAGAGTAGGATCATTTCAAGCAGATGATGAAACAGGTTTTATTTTTAAAGAGTTACAGAATATTATGGATGATCTAAATAAGGGATTCTAAATGAGTGCAGTAGATGATTTTTATAAATGGCTAGAAGAAGAACTAGCCGAGATTGAAGAAAATGGTCCTAGGAAGCGAAGAGGACGTAAACCAACTAAAAAACAATACTTCACATATATTAATGAGAAAGCTATTATTGCTTATAATAAAGAAGAAAGTTTTAGTAAAAGAAATAAAGTTTTTAGAGAACATATATATAAACCTTTCGATAAACTAGTTGAAAATATTTATTATACATTTCGTTTTAGTTATTTTGATGTGCCATATGAAGATATAAAAGCAGAAGTAGTTGCTTTCCTGACAGAAAAGATAGGTAAATTTACAGAAGGTAAAGGAAAGGCATTTTCATATTTTAGTATTATAGCAAAAAATTATCTTATTATTCAAAATAATGCTAATTATGCTAAGTTAAAACAACGTGCTTCGACAGATGTATTAGATGAAAGAAGAGATTTAGATGCAGAACAAAGATTATCTGATCATCAAGAATCGTTAAAAGATTTCACTAATTTATGGGTATCATATTATGATGAAAATTTAAATTCAATATTTTCAAATAAACGTGACATAGTAGTTGCTGATACAATTTTAGAATTGTTTAGGATTAGAGAAAATATTGAAAACTTTAATAAGAAAGCACTTTATATCTTAATCAGAGAAAGAACCGGCCTAAAAACTCAAAATATTACTAAGGTAGTTAATATTATGAAACGTGATTATGCTAAAATGTATTCAATTTTTAATAAAACCGGTAATCTAATACCTTAATTCTATAATAATATGTTAGCTTCTATATTTATATTAAAGGCTAATATATGAACTCTGAATTCGAACTTTTCAACGGAACAAATTTTTCTGATCTGATGCGTGATATATATCATAATTCAAAAAAGAAGGCAAGACAAATCGATGCACTCATCAAAGAACTACAACCATTAATTACTAATGCCGGTGATGCAACTGTAATAGTACCCCTCATTAAAGATTATCTAGAAGTATCTGTCAAAAATGATGATGCTTTAGTTAAGTTAGCAGCTGTTGTACAACGATTAGTTTCTGTATCAATGAAAGATGATGATGGAAATGAATATGGATTGACAGATGAAGAAAGAGCTCGTTTATTAGAAGAAGCTGAAAATGAAATAGATAATATTAAAAAGCAAGAACAGGAGAGTACAGATGATGTTAGCAGAAGTGATCGACATAAAAAGATCATTCAAGACCCAACAAGATAAAGAAGGACGAGACTTACCATTAGGCACTATTGAAGTTAGATTTGGTGGAATAGGAGGACCTCGTGAAGAAGTTCTTGCATATCCATTAAATAATGTTACTCAATATCCATTAATAGGTGAACATGTTTTTATTGTAATGGGACCATCATTTACAGCTAATCAAGATATACCATCATCTGTATATTATTATGTTTCGGTTGTTAATATTCATGGCAATAAACACCTCAATCCATTACCGGATATGCATAAACTTGATAGTGCAGGAAATGATGAAAATTATGGAGCTGGTGCTGGTCCTGTTGCAGAAGAAGATAATGAGTATAAGCCTGGAGAAAATTTTATTGAGTCAGATCAAGTAAAAAATCATCAGCCATTTGAAGGTGATGTTATTATTGAAGGCCGTCATGGACATTCAATAAGATTTAGTCAAGGCATTGAAGGAGATACTGATCAATACAATGAAAAGCCTTATTGGGAAGGAGCAGCTGGTAGTCCAATTTTATCAATATCAAATGGATTATTAAAACAAGGAGGCGCAAATAAATTTGTAATTGAAAATCCAGATGATACAGATTGTTCAATATTTCTTTCTAGTAAAAAAGTTAAACAAAATAAATTAACGTTATCCCAAGGCATAGGTCCTGCAACGCCAATGGCTAGTTATGATTCTCCACAAGTTACAATAAATTCCGATCGATTAGTTTTTAATTCTAAGACAGATGAGATTATATTAACTGGTGCAGCAGATGTTATTATTTCAACGCCAAGTTGGGCTGGAGAGATGAATACTATATTTACAGTATTAGATGAACTTGTAAATGCAGTTGATAGAGTATTTGCTGGATCATCACAGTTTCCTACGCCAGCCGGAGGCCCAACACTAATTAATCCGGAAACAGGTAAACTTAAAGAATTAGTAAATACATTAAAACAATTAAAACAATAGGAGAATATTATGCCACTATTACAACCAAATTTAGAAACAGCAATAAAGGCAGCTCTAGATAAAGCACAAACCAAAGATAGTCCAGAAGCGGGTAATGCATGTCTAGCTAGAGAGTTAGCTAAAGCTATTTATATATTTACGTCTGCAGCAACTGTTAATCCGGGACAAGTGACTGCCGGATCTTCTGTATCAGGTGGTCCTACAGTAGGGGTAACAACTACCCCCGGAACTCTATCATAAACATATTTATATAAAAATAAAGGGAATATTATATGGAATCAAAATCATTTGTAAAATTGCTTCGAAAGGTTATAAGAGAAGAAGTTCGTGCAGCAGTTCGTACAGAAATAAAATCAGTATTAAATGAAAATACAACAGTTACTAAACATGAATCTGATTTACAAAAAATTGTAGGCGATACAAAAAAATATAAACCAAAAGCAAAAAAGAAATTTACTAAAAATAGTATGCTAAATGATATACTAAACGAAACAGCAACATCAGCTGATTTTAGTACAATGAGAGATGGTCCAGCTGTAATGCAACAAGAGTATCCTAGTATGGGTAATTATAAAGCAGAGATGGCAGAATCATTTGGCATGCAAAGAGAACCTGCTCCATTAGCAACCACCGGCATTAACGGTGAACCA